AACCAAACGGCATCGACGTTGTAGTGCGCGCGGAGTACGATGCGAAGAAGGGGAAGTACGAGCTTGACGGCAGTGGGTTGTGGGTAGCGCTGCGAAGGTTTTTGACTCCTGGTAAGAGCGGACCTCAAATGCAACTTTTGTCTTCGCCTGCCGGGAGCTTTACCGATTACGCGCCGGTGTTTGACTTGGTAGCGAGAAAGCGCGAGCCGAGAGTCGAGAAGATCGAGCCGGACCCGCCGGAGTACGAGGGACAAGGGCGGGTGGTCAAAGCCGACGACGCTTTCAAACCTCCCGAGACCGTGGCCGAAGCGGCGATGCTCGGGCTTGTGTTGCGGGAGAAGTTCGACCGAGGCGGGACCGAGGTTGGTGTAGCGCGTGCGCGCGACTTGAGCAATCGCCGAAACGTGAGCGCGGACACGGTCCAGCGCATGAGATCGTTTTTTGCGAGGCACGGAGCGCAAGTCAATCGGCAGCACCCGCAATGGGAGAACAAGAACAACCCGAGCGCTCAGTGGATCGCGTGGCTTCTTTGGGGCGGCGACCCCGGCCGCAAGTGGGCCGAGGGTTTGAAGATTGAAAAACAAGCCCGCGCGGCAAGTTTGGAAATCAAAGCGCAGGCCGACAAGGCGAAGCGCGAAGACAAGCTCACGCTCGGTGAGTTTTTCTATCAGCCCAAGCCGACGCGTCCGGCGTTCGCCGAAGAAGCGCAGACGGTCGACCGCTTGATCGAGCTGTACGAACAGCGCACCGAGAAGTGGTTGCCCGCTTGGGTGCAAAAAAAGTACGACGGAGCGAACCATCAAATCCACAAGGACTTGAACGAGGTCAAGATAATCAGCGAAGACGGAGACGACAACACCGACCGATTGCCTTCAATCGTCAAGGCTGTTCAAGAACTTCCCGTCCATCGCGGAGTGTTCGCGGCCGAGATCGAGTGGTGGGAAGACGAGCAGCACCTACCACGCGAGAAGGTCGCAGGATACCTGGCCGAGAAGAGCGAGCCCGACGATTCAAAGCTCGTCGCGAACATTTACGATGTGATGAGCTGGAAGGGCGAAGACGTACACAAGAAGCCGTTGAAGCTTCGGCTTGAGTATCTGCGCCAGCTCGGCAAAGGCACGATGCAGATCCCGAAGCAACCGATCAACATCGCGCCCGGCGAGCTGGTCGAGACGCCTTCGGAGCTTCGCAAGGCGACGGAGAAGATCCGCAAGCTCCCCGGCTCCGAGGGTATTGTTGCAAAGCAATTTGATTCGATCTATCCGCTCGACTTCGCTACGTCCGATCGCTGGGTCAAGTACCACAACGCCACAACGATCAAGGCGCAGGTGCTCAAGGCGCATCGAACAAAGGGCGGGGTGTGGACGTATGCCTATGGCGTTCGACCTGGTAAAGACGACCCGGCGGTATTGGTTGGCGAGCTTGTGCCGGTGGGCGAGTCGTTTTCAACGGCGCGCAAGCTTCGACCTGGAGACGCGATTTTGATAGAGGCCGAGAGCGTCAACAAGATCATCGGCTCCGACGGTGTGAAGGTGACGGCATGGGTTCCTCGCGTGCTCGGTGAGTACACCGACGAAATGGACACGGTCGATTCGATGATTGCGCGCGCGGCTAAAAACCTAGTGTTACAAGTCAAACGCGCGGACGACAAAGGCGAGGTTGTCGAGTACTACCCGGCGAACGTGATCAAGGCGCTTCGGCCCGAGGTGCCTGTGTTTGGTCCGAAGAACGCGAAAATCGGTTTTGTAGGTGCGAGCCCGGGGCGCATGGAAGCCGCGCGCAAGGAGCCTTTTGTCGGCCCGGGCGGTGAGACGTTTAACGATGTCTATCTCAAGCCTTTGGGATTGAAGCGATCCGACGTGTCACTTTTTAATGCCGTGCCTTTGCTGCTTACGGACGAGCGCGGGCGCACGCGCGAGCCGACGGATGAAGAGATCAAGGAGTGGAGCGAGTGGTTGACCGAGCAGCTCGACGAGTACAAGCCGAAGGTAGTTGTCGCGCTTGGAAGAACCGCGGAAGGCGCGCTCGGGGAGCGCTGCGATTTTACCTTACCTCACCCTTCGGCGGTGCGTAGGTTTGGCGACTCGGGCGAAGTCGGCCGCAAGCTCAAGCAGATCAAAGAGCGCATCGAAGTAAAAAAGCAGTTGCCGAAACCTCTACTTAAGCCGAGATCCGAAGGCGGGACGCGAGCGGTTGCGGCGTTCGACACCTGGGAGAAGAGTTGGCACGAGATGCTACCGTCGAGCGGCAAAGGGCGGTTTGTCTATCAACATCATTGGAGGGGACTGACCGAGGAAGAGATCGACGACAGCGACGACAAGCTCATGGAGTCCAAACACTCGGTACACGGAGACATCCGGCTTGAAGCCGACAAAGCGCTTTGGGGTTGGGCGGTGTTTCTCGGCCGCACGGAGGACAACAGAGACCGAGAGCTGAACGACAAGTTGATTAATTGGAAAGAGGGCGACAACATCGAGCTTGCTCCCAAGCTTGCACAGCCGAAGGAGTGGCTTGACGTCGGTGTCAAAAAGCCATTGATCACACCGCCCGGTGCGGTAGGTGCGACATCCGAGAAGTATTCGAAATTTTTTGGTTTAGACCACGGGACATACGAGCTTGGCGTTGCAAGAAAACACATGGTAGAAATTTTTCTTGACGGTGAGCACCTTTCCGGGCGATACTTATTCACGTACGCCCCTGTAGCGGGCCGGCGTCGGTGGCTGATAGACAAGCCCGAAGACCAGACGCCTTATGCTGACAGGCGCGACCTCGCTGATACACTAAGCGAGCTACGCAAAAAAGGGCAGCGCTTTTTAATTTGGGCGAAGCCCGGCGAACGTCCGAAAAAATACGACGTGCGAACCGGGCGAGAAGTGAAGCGAAGCCAGATCCCAATCAGCAAAGCGGACCCTGTCAAGCAAATCGTTTATGGCGTTGTCTTGGATCCTTACGGAAATTCTGGACAACCCGACTTCGACGCGCACAACGACTGGACGCCGCCTGCTGAAGTTGAGAAGACAGCCCACGGATTTTTAAAAGGTTCGCGGGTTATTGGCTTGCAGCACAAAAAGAAAGCAAAGGCAGATGTGGTTGAAAGTTGGATCGAATCATACCCGAGCAGAAAAGAATATCTCGCAGCCGTGCGAGGTTTGGATCATCGAATCTATCGGCGCAAGTTTGGAGACGACGTGCTCCATTCCGGCGCTTGGGTGCTCGGAGTTCAGCTCGGAGATCGCGAGTGGAAGATGTATCAAGACGGCAAGCTGAATGCCTTTAGCCCCGGCGGTTTCGGCGCACGACAGCCGATCAAAAGATCGGATATGCCGAAGGTCGAGATCATCGAGCTTGTCGAAAAGCCGCAAAGGAAAAGCGCATGAGAAAAGAATCAACCGCTCTTACGGATTTGAGTTCGCATGAGGTGAGCTTAGTAGATAAGGGCGCTAACAGAAAAAAACGGTTTCCAATTTTTAAGGAGGACACAATGGACGAGATCCTGAAAGCCGTTCTCGAAACCGAGGTCGATGAAGAAACTTCTTTCGAGGAGTACTTCGAAAAAGCGAAGGTTTCGGAGAAGGGACAGAACGCACTGAAATCAGCACTCCGTATGCTGAACGCATACAAAGACGAGCTTCCGAAGGACGCGCTCGACAAGCTCGCGGCGGCCGCTGGATACCCGGCTCCCAAGAAAGCCAAGATGGAAGACGAGGAAGAAGAGTATCCCGCTCCGAAGAAGGGCCAGAAGAAAGAAGACGAGGAAGAAATGAAAGTGAAGAAGGACGCCGAGATCGAAGCCGTGCGTAAGTCGTACGACGACCAGCTTTCCGCTCTCAAAGAGCAGAACGAGAAGATCGAAAAGGCTCTTGAGGCCGAGCGCGGCAAGCGCGAAATGGCTGAGTGGGTCGAGAAGACCAAGACCGAGCTTTCGTACTTTCCAGGCAAGTCTTCGGAGGAGCTGGCAAAGAGTTTGAAGGCGTTGCACGACGTCGACCCGAAGCTGGCCGAGGAAGCCTTCGAGGAGAAGAAGAAAATCTCCAAGATGGTCGAAGAGAGCGAGCTTCTAAAAGAAGCCGGGCAGAACGTGTCAGGTGGCGGAAACGCCGATGGTCCTTGGGCGAAGATCGAGAAGCTGGCCGGCGACATGGTCGAGAAGTCCAGCGATCTCAGTTTGAGCAAATCGGCCGCGATCAACAAGGTGCTCGATACTCCGATGGGTAGAGAGCTTTACAAAAAGTACCTCGACGACAACCCGCGTCAGGTTCAGTAAGGAGGAGATTAAATGGCTTACGAAGGCAATCTTTCAACAATACCGGGCCTCGTTGCAGCGGGCGATCTGTCGAGCGACCAATACAAGTTCGTGAAGATGACCGCATCGGACGTGGCGAAGAACACAACCGCAGGCGCCGCAGTTGACGGCGTATTGCAGAACGCACCGGCCGCCGCAGGGCGCGCGGCAACGGTGGCCGACGGTGGAGTTACCAAGCTCTACGCCGGCGACACGATTGCAAAGGGCAATCTGATAATGTCCGATGCGAACGGCAAGGGCATCCCGGCCGCGGCGCTTGCGAGCGCAGCGACCAAGGACGGCGGGACCGGGCCCTACAATCTGAACGCAGGCGACACGGCGGTGATCGACGTGGACAACGCAGGCAACGCGACGGCGACATGGGACGCGGCCGCGGGCACCGTGACGGACACCACGTCGTACGCGGTAGGCGACCAGGACGGCAAAACTGAGAAGGTCACTATCGACGGCGGGACCGAGCAGACCGTGACTTTTGCCGGAGCACACACCACGGCGGCGGCGATAGCCGCGTCGATGAACGCACAGCTCGTGGGATGTTCGGTGGCGGTAGACGGCGGGCAGGTCAAGATCACTTCGGACAAACAGGGCACCGATTCGAGCGTGGCTATCGGGACCGGAAATTGCGATCTGACTTGGGACACTCCCGTCGCAGGGACCGGCGACGTTGCGGACATCAACGCCGTAACGGCGACCGAAGTCAAGACCGTGATCGAAGCCGACACCACGGCCGAGGTAACGGTGGTGGGTTCTGGATTCACGATCAATTCGCCGACAACGGGCGACACTTCCGAACTCGATTTCAAGTCGGGCAACGCGCTGACACCGCTCTCCCTTTCGGTCGAGGTGGTGACGGGATCGGATTCGGACAGTCATTACAGAGGCAGAGCTTTGGAGGCCGCGAGCGCCGACGAGCTTTTTTCATGCAACCTGGCCCCGACGGGCAAGGTATAAGGAGGAGGTGGAACTATGCCGCAGCCGACAAGAGCCCAAGTGCATGTAAATGCACCGCTGACCAATGTCAGCGTAGCATTTATGCAAAGCAGAGACGAGTACATCGCGGACAAGGTTTTCCCCGTCGTGCCCGTCGCCAAACAATCGGATCGTTATTTCGAGTACGCCAAGGGACAGTGGTTTCGCAGCGACGCGCAGAAGCGCGGAGTCTCGCGGGAAACCGCCGGAACGGGATACACGATTGACAACACCCCGAACTACTTCTGCGATGTCTGGGGACTACACCACGACATCGACGATCAGATCCGCGCAAACGCCGACGCGCCGATCAACCTGGATCGCGACGCGACGGAGCTTGTAACGCAGCAGATGTTGATCAAAAAGGAAAAGCTCTGGGCAACCAACTTTTTTACTACGGGTCTTTGGACGGGATCGAGTACGGCGACCGACATCGTGCCGGGAACCAAGTGGGACGCGACCGACAGCACGCCCATCGGAGACATGAGAACGGAGATCAACTCGATACACACCAAGACCGGCTTTTGGCCGAATACCGTTGTGTTGGCGAAAGATGTGTGGGCAGCGATACAGGACAACGCGGACTTTCTCGACCGCATCGCGATCACTCGCGACAAGATCGTTACTCCCGCGCTTCTTGCGAGCGTGCTGGAGATCGAGCGCGTTTTGATAGCCAAGGCGGTCGAGAACACGGCAGCCGAGGGTGCGTCCGAGAGCATGGCCGACATGTTCGCGGACGACGCGCTGATTTGCTACTCCGAGAGCAGACCGTCGATTATGAAGCCGACGGCGGGTTACACGTTTTCATGGACCGGTCTTCTGGGAGCGGTCGAAGGCGTGAGGATCAAGCGCTTCAGGCGCGAGGAGCTGGCGAGCGACCGAGTAGAGGGCGAGATGAGTTTTGATCAGAAGCTCGTCGCCGCCGATCTCGGTGCGTTTTTCAACGGCTGTTTGACGTAGAATAGGAGGTAGGCCATGGGTTACTGGGTCGCGCGAAAGAGAATCAAAATAAAAAGAGGAAAAAGTTATGTTGAACTCAAAGGCGGTGACCCGGTGCCCGAGGCCGCCTTTTGGCCTACGCGTACGGCGTGCGAGAGAATGGGATTGATTCAATACGTGAATCGCCCCGAGCCGATAACCGAGGCGGTGGCCGTGCCTATAGAGGAGCTACCGCCTCGCGAGGCTTTCCCGAGATCGCAAACTGCGCGAAGGTTGAAGACCTCGGACAAGCGCAAGCAGTCGAAGAAGGACGCCGAGCGGGAGAAGAAGGCGAAAGAGGAGTTGAAAGAAAAAAAAGAGGAGCCGAAAAAAGAGACTCCCAAAAAAAAGAAGAGAGGCGGCGGGCGTAAGAAGAGAGCCGAGTCATAATAATGGCGTGGAATTATTCCGGCAATCCGAGCGATAGCGATCTTGACCAGGTGCGTTTTTTAGTTGGCGACACCGACTCGACCGACCCGCTTGTACTCGATGAGGAGATTGATTTTGCAATTTCTAATCAGTCAACTTTACCGCTTGCGGCCGCTCAAGTGCTGCGCGCGCTGGCGGCGAAGTTTTCGAGACAGGCATCTTGGAAAGTGGGTGATGTGGCCGCGACGAACGTTGCCGCGGTGGCTAAGGCTTTCAAGGAGCGCGCCGACGAACTCGACCCGGACGGAATCACCTTGGGCGACGCGAAGCTTGCGGCGCCTAAGTTTGGTGGTCTGACTTATAGTGAGAAAGACACGTACGACAGCGACACCGACGCGGTCCAGCCGATGTTTAAAAAGGGCTTGAACGATATTCCAGGCGGCCCGGATATCGGCACGTATCGCGAAGAGTCCGAGGAGATTGCATAGTGGCTAAAGTGATTCGAAAAGGATTGCGAAAAGGCGTTCGGATAATAGACCACGGCTGGGATCGCATTATGCGGTTTTTTTGGAAATATCAATCGGGCATTGGTGCACAGGTGGGAATACAGGGCGTTGAAGCAATGGCGAATCGAG